ATTGCAGGCCTAATAGATAATATTGTGCAAAGCGGTAACACACTGATACTGGTTGATAGAGTGAATGCAGGCAAAGAGCTGCAAAAACGTATACCCAACAGTGTGTTTGTAAGTGGTGCAACCAAAGCAGCAGACAGGAAAGAACAGTATGATGAAGTTGCTGAATCTAGTGATAAAGTTATTATTGCTACTTATGGTGTTGCCGCTGTTGGTATTAACATCCCTAGGATATTCAATTTGGTACTTCTTGAGCCTGGCAAGAGCTTTGTTAGGGTCATCCAAAGTATCGGCCGCGGAATTCGCAAGGCTCATGATAAAGACTTCGTCCAAATTTGGGACATCACAAGCACCTGCAGATTTGCAAAGCGACATCTTACCAAACGTAAGGCTTTCTACAAAGAAGCGAACTACCCATTTAAAGTAGATAAAATAGATTGGAACTGAACACATGAGTGATGAACAAAAAGAACTAAAACCTGGAGAGGCTATGTATGATGCAGGCATGTATTATTTTCATGATGGTTTTAACAATAAATCAACTGCAACAGTAATAAACTGGATCATAGATCAAAATCTACAGCCAAAAAACAAACGCAAAAAACAATTAACACTTATTATCAATTCACCGGGTGGCAGTGTACACAGTGCATTTGCACTCATAGACACCATGAAAGGCAGTGCTATTCCTGTTCACACTGTGGGTGTGGGTTTGATTGCAAGTTGCGGCATACTCACATTTATGGCTGGTAAAAAAGGCCACAGAGTTATTACACCAAACACCAGTATACTGTCACATCAATACAGTTGGGGATCACGTGGTAAAGAACATGAACTGTTTGCTACAATGCGTGAGTTTGAACTCAGCAGTGAGCGCATGATTGCACACTACAGAAAATGTACCGGACTCACAGAAAAGAAAATCCGTGAAGTACTACTGCCTGCAGAAGATGTATGGTTGAGTGCAGAAGAAGCAATCAAATATGGCATTGCTGATGAAATTAGGGAAGTGTATTGATGCGAATTCTAACACTAGAAGACACAGCATTTGAAATGAATGAACTGCCCGATGAAGTAGATGACTTGCGTTTTGCAGTGCTAGACAACAGTGACAGCAACAATCCAGATTACTTTTTTATTCCACTGATCTTTTTAGAAAGTTTTAACAGTCCAGCCGCTGTGATAGATGTAGCAGGCAATTTAATAAGACTGCCAATAGATTGGAAAATACTCATAGGTGAAAAAGAAGTAGGCGACTTGGAAATGCTAAATCTTTCAAGTCTCAATGACAGAGGATTCAAAGCATTCAGTTTTAATCCACTCAGCAGTAGGATGCACGATTACTTGCCCATACGCATTGTAGATTTGTACAGTGATGTCAAATGGTATTTTCCAAAACTAAAACAAGGGCAAATATTGGCTATACCTGTGGAAACCTGTGAAGGACCACGTTGCGTGTATGCAGCCAAAGAAATAAACAGGCAGAACGAAATTGTCGACATCACCAAAGCCTGGTAAAACTATTGTGCAAAAAGAATATCGTACATTTATGTTTAGGACCACACCCACCAATGATGTTGATTATGAAAGTATCAAAGCAACACACAACCGCATGGATGCATACTTTGCTGCAAGACCAAGTTTACAACCTTATGTACACAGGTACATGGAAATGAGAAGTGCAGGCAACCAAGGGCCATTACAGCATTGGTTGATGTTGGAGTTTGAAAATATTGACGATGCTAACATGTTTAAGTTATACTTTGTAAATGATATCACAACAGGGGGTGTGCATTTTGAGTGACAAGATTCCGCTTAATGCCATACTAGGTGCACTGGATGCTAAGGATTATAGTTTCTATGATCAACTGTCACCCGAACAGCAAAAGACTGTGGCGCCATTCTTGCTCAACAGATACATGAGCATTGTCAAAGGCAGCAACGACTTGGCTGCATACTATTTGATGGCCACAAATCAGCGTGTGAACACACAGTATTTTGAACTGGCTAAACATCCCAAATTGGTGTGGCAATTGCTATGCACTGTGAGTCCAGGCATGGGCAAGCAGTTTCATCAATGGATAGGACACAAAAAGAAAGACAAAGGCAACAGCAACAAGGTGCGCAAGTACATAGAACAGTTGCATCCCACAGCCAAACGTGACGAATTAGATTATCTTGCCACACAGTACACAGAAAAAGACATAAAAGAAATTGAAAAACTTTCCGGTAATACATAACACCAACAGGCTGCTGATATTCTCTTATCCAATCAACAGTGGTGGCAAGTTTGTTGCCAACTGTTTGGCACTGAGTACACATTGTCATGCGCAACATCGTGATTTGTTGGGTGTAAGTCATGCAGATTTCAACAGTGAACTTCACAGCAGACTTGATGTAGAAACTGGTGTGTGGAATGATCTACGCATGGGTTGTGAAGAACTTTTTGGTTTTGATTGGGAAAGTGAAGACTGGAATGATCCACTGCTTCCACAACATGTGTTAGAACTTTGTGAACATGATGTTTATTTTTGTAAAACTGCACATGGTGATGCAATTGTAAAATCTTACAAGAGTTTGTTTCCTAATGCACAGGTGATTAATTTTGTCAACTGTGATGACTTTATACTAAAGCGTGGTGGTGCTTGGTACCAACCAGACATTGTGGTTGACAGTGTGTACACATGGGACTGTGATTGGTTCATGAGCGCACATCAAACAATGAAAGGCATTCACAATCTTTACAACACTCTTGACATGCCAGACTGGAACAGTGTTAAAGATTATATAGAACCTTATCGACAACGTTGGCTGAGAACCATACTCACATGAATGACTTTACAAGCATAATCAAAGATGCTATAATAAATCATACTATGGATACTAAAGACTACACATGTCAATATTGTGGCAAAGCATATCGCAAGGAAAGCACACTTGCGGCACATCTTTGCGAGCCAAAACGACGTGCGCAACAAGAAAATGAAGCAGGTGTCAAGTTGGGCATGACTGCTTATTTGCGCTTCTATGAACTCACACAAGGCAGTGCCAAACTAAAAAACTACAAACACTTTTGTGAATCACCATACTACAACGCTTTTGTAAAGTTTGGTAGACACTGTGTCAACATCCGTGCTATTAATACAACCAAGTTCATAGACTGGGTTATCAAGCAAAACAAAAGACTGGATCATTGGTGCAAAGATGCACTGTATCAAGAATATTTGTTTGAACACTTGCGCCGAGAAGCAACACAGGATGCACTGGAACGCAGTTTAAAAACAATGGACAGTTGGGCAGAAGACAAAGACAGTGTGTTCAACCATTACTTTCTTTATGCCAGTGCCAACAGAATTGTGCATGACATCACAACAGGCCGCATAAGCAGTTGGGTTGTGTACAACTGTGACACAGGAATTGTCATGCTGGACAAACTGAGCACAGAACAGATTGAACTGATATTTCCTTACATAGATCCAGACTTTTGGAAGCGCAAGTTTGTAGACTATTATGCTGACACAGAATGGGTCAAGCACATACTGAAAGAAGCAGGACTGTGAAGATATTGATATTTGGATTGCCAGGCAGTGGCAAAACCACACTGGCAAAACCATTTGCTGAACTGATAGGTGGTGTACACATCAATGCAGATGCTGTGCGGGAAAAGTATGATGACTGGGACTTTACAAGTGCAGGTAGATTGCGACAAAGTCTACGCATGTGTCATCTTGCAGATGGTGTGGTGATGTCGGGCAAAATTGCAGTGGTGGACTTTGTGTGTCCCACTCATGTGACCAGAGATTGGTTTGCACCTGACTACACAGTGTGGATGGATACAATTGATCAAGGACGCTATGAAGATACCAATGAAATGTTTGAGAAACCCGAACATTGTAACTATCATGTAAACAAATGGTTTGATGATACACATGCTCAACTGGTTAAAGTTGTAAATAACTACATGTTAAAACAGCAAGACAAACCCACGGAGAGATTATGATGTTTGATTGGAAAAAGCCCACAGTTCAATTATTGGGACGCTGGCAGCCTTGGCACAGTGGACACACACAATTGTTTGAACATGCGCTTAGTGTAACAGGACAAGTTGTTATACAGGTGCGTGATGTGCAAGGATGGGAAGATAATCCATTTGATTATGAAACAGTATGGCATGGTATCAGAGATGGACTTGCAGCCGCAGGTCATGCATACACAGAAAATTATATTATAATGCGTGTTCCCAACATTGTGGACATCAGTTATGGCAGAGATGTAGGATATTCCTTTACAGAACATGATTTAGGTGCTATAATACATGATATAAGTGCAACTGAGATCAGAGCACAGATGCGAGAAGATGGCAAACTTACCTGATATTGACATAGACTTTGCAGAACGTACACACATATTGAAACACATATCGGGTACACCTGCAAGACTAAACACTGGCAGACAACACAACACAGGTGTGTACTTCACAGACATACCCTGTGCCAGTGATGGCATAGCCACATTGGAACACGAAGCAGCAGAACAATTGGGTTACTTCAAACTAGATTTGCTGAACGTAAATGTATATGAACAGGTGCGTGATGAATTGCATTTGATTGATCTAATGCACACCGAGCCTGACTGGAGTAGACTGTGGACAGACAGACAATACTGTGAACGTGTGATCCATATTGGTAATCACTATGATCTTGTGGCACAGATGCGTCCAGATAGCATCGGTAGAATGGCCATGCTGTTGGCAGTTATACGTCCGGGTAAAGCACATCTACGTGGTAAAGACTGGGCAACTGTGGGCAAAAGTGTTTGGCAACGTCCCACAGATGACACATACTTTTTTAAGAAAAGTCACAGTGTTAGTTATGCACACCTTGTTGTGGTTCACATGAACATTTTAGCAAGTGCATAGTATGTGAGTATGTGTGCAATTTGATCCACAACCATCAACCACCACCAATATTGTGAGCGTGGCTCAAACCGTAACCATCTATTGATGTGATGTTTACCCCAGTCGATGTGCCAGTGTGCCACATAATCTAACACTGCAATCACTATAGCAAACTTGGGCACAAAAAACAATGCAACAAAGGCTGTGAATATGGCATGTTCTAGATAGTGTCTGTGTCCGCTGCCTAAATATTCATGCTTGGGTCGTGGACCCAGATACTGTTGCATGCCCAAGTCAACAACGAAGTGTTTTATCACCAGTGCAAGTAAAAATTCTGTCATTTGATCTTGCGAACCAATTGTATGTTGCGTCTTTTGGATCTTTTCTTGGCAAGATCATTGATGCACACACTGTTGCCATGCACAACAGTGCAGTCTTTGACATTTAGTGTTAGTAGTATACTGCTGAAAACATTCCATTCTTGTTTGAGAAATAGGTTGATGGGTATCATTCTGTTGCTTTCCCACCACCATTGTTCGCCTAATTCTAAAAAAAGATTTTTATATTCTTGATCATTTATTTTGCTAAAATCATAGATACTGAGCACAGCATCATCTTGATTTTGAATTATACCTATGTATTCATTGCCACCATATGTGACCAAACTGAGAAAAGGATATTTTTCAAATGTTTCTTCTGCGAAATTATTCATGCGTCAATCTAAATAAATACGTTATGAACGTTATTAATACTTACTTATACACGCAAAATCTTGTGGCTGTAACAACTGATGAAAGGGTGGGTAATACCTTGACCATGTACTTTACTCCGAATGTAAAAATCTACAGAGGTGTAGATCAAACTGTGAGAATACAGTTTAAAAACAGAGACAACAAAGCAACCAGCATATTGGGCAAAACTGCAGTGTTGACACTCACAGACAAAGATCAAGGCACTACATTGTTACGCAAAACCATTGAAAATGTTGATGCAGCCAAAGGCGCGGGTAGAGTAAGATTTCTCGAGAGTGATCTATTGAATTTAGATGCCAAGTATTACACATATGCTATCAAAATCACAGACGGCGAAGGCATTGAAAATCCTGCATACGCAGATGATAACTATGGTGCCAACGGCACACTGGAATTAAATGAAGGTGTATTTCCATTGTTTAGTGCCAGTGTTACAGAAAACTTTGATGGTGGTGACACTGGCGATGCTATCTATAATGATCCATATATCAATCGCAACGATGCAGCTCACACAGCACAAGTATATTTTTCAAGTGCGTTCACAGGCTCACTGGATATACAAGTCAGTTTAAGTCCACAAACACAAGCTCTTAACAATGATGACTTTACTGTGCTTAAAACCATTACCTACACTGCACAAGAAGACTCAGATGTTGTGCATTGGAATGGCGTGTACAGTGCAGTGCGTTTTGTTAGAAGCACAACCTCGGGAACATTGAGTCAAGTACTATATAGACCATAATGCACATCTTAGGCATAGGCTGTAGTTTTACCTACGGCAGTGAACTTGTAGCACCCGGTGTGAGCTGGGACATGCACCACGAAAATATTGAATACAGAAAAAAACATGTGTGGATAGGACAGTTGGCACAACACTATGGTGCCACTGATGACAACAGAGCACAACCCAGTGGCAGTAACATGTACATATGGCAAACTGTGTGCGAATACATTCAACAAAATCCTACACCACGTGATGATTTATTGATTGCAATTGCATGGAGCAGCATCGACCGTATGAGCTGGTATCATGATGATGCACAACGTTGGGTACACAGTGGCTTTGTTAGATTCAACGACAATCCACATCCTGAAGATGCTTGTTTTAGAAACAGTGCAGTAGAATGGATCAAACACAGTATAGGACACCAGAGGCAATGGGATGTTTCACTGCGCATGAGCACCAATGCACTGTTGCAACAGTATGGCGCACGTTATGTGCAGTTTAATGCACTAGATCCAATCAAAGGATATGAAGGTGATCAAAGCAGCATATCATATCCAAGTTTTGCAAACACATTTATGGGCAACAACAACATGCATGATTGGCTGCGCAACACACACGGCGATGGTGTGTTTGCAGGTGGTCAACATCCAAATGAACGTGGGCACTCACTGTGGGCAGATCAATTGACACACTACTTGGATGCAAAAATTCTATAAACTTTCTATTTCTTTTATTGTATCAATGCGCATACTGATTTGATTGTGTAAATCATCAACAACTTCAGCAATGTGTTTGTCTTTGCCAGGACCTGCTTTGATCAGTGCTGTCTTTTGATCACTGATTAAAACTAGTATTTCTTTTCTTATTGCTTCGATAGCAATTGTTTGCCATTGCTTCATGTATTTCTCCTGCGCTATTTTAACGCATACTTGAATATTGCGTTACGCTACTTATCTGTGTAATAATTATAAAGTAGAAAACGTGACTGCAAACAATTCTTACACATGCTATTGGCTAATACATGTAAAATATGTAAGCACCACTGCACTATTTTATAAATACATCTGTACAAAGAGTGTACAAAGAGCGGCATCAGCTCAGAAAAAATGATTGGCACTGGGAAAGACTAGGGCGGCTCGCGCCTTAAAAGCAGATGACGGTAGCAAAGACTACTGACGCCAGGAAAAGACCTGGGGTATTGCTTTCCTCAAGCAAAAACAACATGATAGGAGAATACAATGACTGAGAAGTTATTTGAAGGTCTGCGTGTGGTTTTTGGATCACGCAATAGACAACAATATGACCAGCAGATGTTATGCTGGGCAAAGACTGAATATGGCAGTGACTGGGAATGGGCATACCAACACCTAATGTCAACAAGCAAAACACCAATTAAAGGAACTAATTATTAATGGCACATGTACTAACACAAACATATTGCTACTTCTGTGATGCAGTAGCGGAAACACTTACAAAATGTATGGGAATAACTGAGAGCATAGGCAAAGCAAGAGCAGCAAGCGCACTAGCACAAATGGGTTATTACGAACAAGCAAAAAACGTAATGATGGAGAACAAAAATGACTAAACTACTAAAGAATATTTTTAGCATGCGTTTAAGTGATGCAAAGACTGGCGGATGGCCTGGAACACCAATGGGACAACCATTAAAGTACCGTGAAGCAAGTTACACAGTGGCAGAACTTGAAAAGCGTTTGAATGCAGAAGTAAACGGATTTATACAGCGATGATAGATCCTGATCATACATATTTTAGAAAACCAGAAACTCAACGAAAAACAAAGGGAAAATAAATGTTCAAAAATCTAACAATAGCAATCACAATGCTGTTTGCTGCCACAACTGCAAATGCAACCACAATTGAAATGTTGAACAAAGATGCTGATGGCAACAAAATGGTATACTCACAAGAGATTGCAAGAGTTGCAGCAGGTGATACCATCACGTGGGTACCAACCAGTAAAGGTCACAATGTAGAAATTGTTGCAGCACCAGAAGGCTTTGATATTCCGAAAAAGTCAAAGAACGGCAAAGAAGTTGCAATCACATTTGATATACCAGGTGTGTACTACTATTGGTGTACACCACACAAAGGCATGGGCATGATTGGACTTGTGGTTGTTGGTGATGATACCAGCAACAAAGATGTTGTTGCTAAAGCAAAAGCACTGGGCAAAAGCAAAAAGAAACTTAAAAAATTACTTGAGAAACTATAAAATGTGGCCTTACACCAAAGAAGAAAATGACAGACTAAGTTAAAAATACAAGCAGGATCTATTCCTGCTTTATTTTTGTGCATAACTAATTGTATGCCCTCAATACATCAATATGGCTGCAGTGTCAGTCTAGGAGAAGAAGCCAACACCTGTTATGGACGTATTGCCGCTGACCACTATGGTTATGACTTTGTGCAACACAGTGACAGCAGTGCCAGCAATCCATGGATAGCACTACACTTTTGTGAAACACAACATCAAATACAAACAGATGATGTGGTGCTGTTTGGATGGAGTCATCCCAATCGCAACAGTTGGTACAACACTCACACTGCACGTTGGGAACATCTCAATTACATACAGCAAAAGAAACGCGGCAGTGCGCTGACACACAGTGTTGTAGATTATGTAAGCAATCAACTCAGTGCATACATTGAAGATGTACATGATTGGTATCCCAAGTCAATTGTTGAAAATGCTTGCAATCTACAAGGCCTAAGATACATGCATGTGCATTGTGTGCCACACATGATAGATGTGCTGATGCCGGATAGACAAAAGTACATTGCTGATCACTTGCATCCAAATGATGCTGGGCATGAGCGTATTTTTCAGTTGATCAAAACACAGTTAGATGCTATAATACACACATGAACAGTATACAACAAAGTGTGTTTGATGCGTTGCCTGGTAAGCGCAAACAAAGCAGTGGTGGATGGATTTCATTCAATGCTGTTTGCTGTCATCACAATGGTGAATCCGTTGACAAACGCGGCAGAGGCGGTGTGATAATGAATGGCGATGCTGTGAGTTATCACTGCTTTAACTGTGGATTCAAAACAGGATGGCAACCGGGCAGACACATCAGTTTCAAGTTGCGCAAAATACTAACATGGTTGGGTGTAGATGAGAACACCAGACAAATGCTCAACATTGAAGCACTGCGCATCAAAGAAACAGTTGAACTTCTCACACCTGATGAAGATGCTATTGTTGTAGAGTTCAAACCAAGACCATTGCCAGACGGAGTTGTTACACTTGATGATGCACCCAAACACATAAAACAGTATGCTGAGAGCAGGTGTTTACCGTTGGAAAAATTATTGTGGAGCAACAGCAAACCAGCAGGCATGTGGAAACGTATAATTGTGCCTTTTACTTGGAACAACGAGGTGATAGGTTACAGTGCAAGGAGTACAGACAATGCCGGAAGACCCAAATACTTTACTAATCATGATAGTGGCTACGTTTATGGGATTGATAATCAGTTGCCTGATGCTAGGTTTGTAGTAGTTGCAGAAGGATTACTGGATGCAATGTGCATCAGCGGTGTGGCCATAATGAGCAATCAGTGCAGTGAGCAACAGGCACAGATCATTGACACACTGGGCAGAGAAGTAATACTGGTCCCAGACAGAGACAGTGCAGGACAACGGCTCATTGACGATGCACTTGAGTATGGATGGAGTGTTAGTTTTCCTGAATGGGAAACAGATGTAAAAGATGTCAATGATGCAGTTGTGCGTTATGGAAAACTGTTTGCACTTAAGAGTATTGTTGATGCAAAGCAAACAACCAGTTTAAAAATTAATCTGATGAGAAAAAAATGGTAGATGTATTGTTTGTTAGTGTGCCTGTAACTTTTACAAACACTGCGCCAGCCGCTCCAGCGATACTAATCAGCATGCTACAACAACACGGACACACAGGTAAATTTTATGATTTTAATCACTATGTCAAAGATGATGAAAATTTTAAAAGATATGCAATTGCTGAAACAACTCCTGAGGATGCGTCGGAATTTGATGCTACAATACAAATGCATGTGCGCAAAATGCTTTCATTTGAACCTAAATACATTGGATTGAGCATTTTTAGTTATCAATGTCAAAGAATGACCAAACTGTTGTGTGTATACATTAGAACAATGAGTCCCAACACCAAAATAATACTGGGCGGTCCTGGATTAAACACTGGAGGATTGCAAGGAAAAAATCTTGGAGAACAATGGAAAGACCAAGAATTGTGTGATCATTGGGTAGTGAGTGAAGGCGAGTGGCCTATTGTAGACATAGTAAGAGGTGACCACGACGATAAAAAAGAATGGACGCAAATTGAAAATCTAGATGAATTTCCAATACCTGATTACAGCAGTTACGACTTGAGTTTGTACCATAAACAAATACCNATCACAGGCAGCAGAGGATGTGTAAGACGTTGCACATTTTGTGATATACATGTGCATTGGAAAAAGTTTGTTTTTAGAAGTGGNAAAAGTATTGCAAATGAAATGATGTTACAAAGTCAAAAACACAATCTTTATCATTTTTTGTTTACAGACAGTTTAATCAACGGCAGTATGAAAGCNTACAAAGAAATGTGCGCTGCACTGGCAGAATATAATTGTACTGCAAAAAATAAAATTACTTGGGAAGGGCAATTTATCTTTAGGCCAAAAAATCAAATGTCAGAAGAGACATGGAAACTGAGTGCTGATGCTGGGCTAACACATGTGGCAATTGGCATAGAAAATCTCAGTGAAAGTGTGAGAGATCATATGCAAAAGAAGTTTAGCAATGAAGATATAATTTATGGCGTACACTGCATGCAAAAATATGGAATCACAGGAACCTTTCTCATGATTGTGGGATATATCACAGATGATGAAAGCACAATACAAGAAAATAAGATCATGTATGAACGATTAAGCAAGTATGCACCCAACACCATAACTGGCATTGCCATTGGAACAACACTGGCCATCCTTCCTGGAACACCATTGGAAAAAATGAGTCAAGAACTTGGAGTCACTCTTGGCAAGCGTGAAAACGATTGGATTGGGTTGAGCACACTGGATCAAAGATTGCAATGGCGAAGAGAATTGATTGATCATTGTGTCAGTTTGGGATATGTTGTTCCTAAAAATGAAGAACAACAAACACTGATTCATAATCTAGAAGAACAGCAATATGCCTAAGGCGTGTGTTGACCTATACTTTGGAGAATGCAATGGCACTGCTGGTTTTGTGATCAATAGCCTGTGCATCAAACCCAATACACTTGCGGAAGGAAAACATACTTTTGAATTTGAATACAATTATGGTCAAAGTATAGAATTTATGATGTTTGGCAAAGACAATGACAGAGATACCACAATAGAACAAGGGCACATACAGCATGACAAGCACGTTAGGATAGTGCAGTTGAGATTACAATACATTACATTAGAAAATTTGCATTTTCACAATAGTATTTTTGATCCTTACTTTGGATTTGATAGAGAAAAAAGATACATACACTTGCCTGATAAAAAAGATTTTCCCATATGGTACATACAAGTAGCGTGTTGATGCAAAATTTTACTTGCGATATTTACAGAAAGAGTTTAAAATAACACTATGAGTAAAGAATACACACCAGACTTACAAAAACTATTTTTGGAAATGATGCTGAATGATGCACAAAACTTTGTGCGGGTGCAGAACATTTTCAATGTGGACAACTTTGACAGAAGTTTGCGAGACACTGCACAGTTCGTCGACACTCACAGCAAGGATCATGGCACACTGCCCACACGCGAACAAGTGCAGGCTGTGACAGGTGTAGATCTAAAGCCAGTGCCAGACATCACTGAAAGTCACAACGATTGGTTCTTAGCAGAGTTTGAAGGATTCACCAAGCGGCAAGAACTAGAACGTGCCATTCTCAAAAGTGCAGACTTGTTGGAGAAAGGCGAATATGATCCAGTTGAAAAGATCATCAAGGATGCTGTACAAATCAGTCTCACAAAAGACATGGGTACAGATTACTTTGAAGATCCAAGAGGCAGACTTATGGCTCTCAAAGACAACAACGGACAGATCAGCACAGGCTGGCCTGCTATGGATCGTAAACTGTTTGGTGGCATGAACAAAGGCGAACTCAACATATTTGCAGGTGGATCAGGGTCAGGTAAGAGTTTGTTCATGCAGAACTTGGCTGTGAACTGGGCCACAGCAGGACTCAATGGTGTGTATCTCACACTTGAACTCAGTGAAGGCTTGAGTGCAATGCGCATCGACAGCATGATGACAAATGTCAGCACTAAAGAGGTGTTTAAAGATCTTGACACTGTTGAAATGAAAGTAAAAATGGTGGGCAAGAAAGCAGGCAACTTGCAAATCAAATACATGCCAGCACAAAGCAATGTAAATGATATTCGTGCATACTTGAAAGAACTACAGATCAAAAACGGTTGGCAGATTGATTTCTTGCTGATAGACTATTTGGATTTGATCATGCCAGTGAGTGCAAAGGTAAGTCCAAATGATTTGTTTGTTAAAGACAAGTATGTGAGTGAAGAACTGCGCAACTTGGCCAAAGAACTCAACTGTGTGTTTGTAACAGCAAGTCAGTTGAATCGTAGTGCTGTTGAAGAAATTGAATTTGATCACAGTATGATATCTGGTGGTATCAGTAAGATCAACACAGCAGACAATGTGTTTGGTATTTTTACAAGTCGTGCAATGCGTGAGCGTGGACGCTATCAGATACAGTTGATGAAAACTAGAAGTAGTAGTGGTGTTGGTCAAAAGATTGACTTGGAGTTTGATGTTGAAAGTTTGCGCATCCGAGACTTGGGCGAAGATCAAGAGTATCAACAGTTTAAGAAACAGAGCAGCAGTATATATGAACAGATCAAGTCAAAAGAAGGCAGCGGTACTGTCACTGCAGATGATGAAGATGTGGGCAAAATCACAGCCAGTGTGCAGAGCAGCAAACTCAAAAACATGTTGGCAGGATTAAAGAGTGAATGAAACAATTGAGTTTGATATCAATTTAGCGATATCAGGTGATGCCAAAATTGCAGTGTACATAGATGATGCGGAGATGAAAGGCATAAAATTTTCACACACACTTGACTTTGGCAATCATGTGTTAACCATTGTACACAGTGGAAAAACCAACAGCACACCCAATCAGCATGTAATTATAAACAGCATCACAATTGATGGCATTGACCTTCGCGATATGCTGTGGACTGACAGTGTGTGCATTCCGCAATATCCTGAACCTTGGGCAAGTGAACAACGTGCTCAAGGAATTGAACTTGAGCAATGTGTGGTGGGAGAAACATTTCTTGGACACAACTGCGAATGGCAGTTGCCATTTACCAGTCCTTTTTATGAATGTGTGATGAATCATGTACGATAAAAATCTAGTTACAGACAAAATTAACACAGTCAACGACAGTCGAATACTTGAACTCCAAAATCAGTGGTACAAACAACCACAGACCATACACACCTGGAATGATTATGTCAGTATTGCACAGCATTGGTTTGTTGACAGCAAATTGGTACAATTGCATGGTATTGAACATTTTCCATATGTAGATGTTACACAAGGCAATACACACTACATAGAAAGTTTTATATTAAAGTATGGCTGGGATGGATTTCAAATACTCAACAGAGAATATGCTTATTATAAACTGATGGGCAAACATGGTGTTGAACTAGAACTGTTAGAACCAAACAAACCAATTATTATCACCATTCCAGATTTTTTTACAGGTGATGTACGAGATGAATGGGCAGATCTACTGTGTATTGCGGAAACAAAAAACATAGATTTGCACTTGGACTTTGCATGGTTAATGGTTGCCAGAGATATTGAAATAGATCTATCCCATCCCTGTATCAAAAGTTTTGGCATTTCAATGAGCAAACTAGGATTAAACTGGAATAGAGTTGGATTGCGTTGGAGTAGACAACGCACAATGGATAGCATTACCATTCTCAATCATTATTACAAACAAGATATCAACACTAATATATTCAGTTGTGGTGTGTATCACATGCAAAATTTACACAGAGACTATGTGTGGAACACCTACGGTGAGTTGAACAATGACATTTGCAAACAACTTGGATTAACGCAAACCAAGTTTGCACATTGTGTAAATCCTAGCAACAATGGATTGCAGTGTATTACGCCATTGCTGATTGAACATGCTTAGAGTAGAACATCATTGGGATCCACTACAAGTTTGTTTGGTTGGTACCACTTATGATCCCAAGTTGTATGACTTTGTACAAAGCACAACAGTTAGAAAAACATTGCAAACAATCAGTGAGCAAACACTTGAAGATTTAGAAAACTTGTGTAACGTGCTTGAAAGTTTTGGTGTTGAAACACATCAACCCAACATCAGTAGTGCTTTCAGTGATGTGACAATGGGTGATAAAATGTTACCAGCACCTCT